CCAAATTCGTTTTTTAGGGCTAAATCAAGCTTTACTAATCTCTCTATATCTATGGAGAGTATCTTAATCTCCCAATTATAACCCTTTGAGTTCTTGAAGAGTTTAATGCTCTCTGTGTCTGTCCTTAATTGTTCTCCTATCTTATCCATTTTTCTTCCACCTATCCCTCACTCCACATTTCATAGAGCAATACTTCATATTAGTCTTACAACCTAATGATACTCTGTACTCTTCCTTACAGTATTGACATATCCTTGTTTCTTTCTTAGCCATTTTAAATATAAGTGGAGATGGCAGGATTCGAACCTGCTCACTCGTCAGTTTTAAACCAAACATCTCCATACGCAAGACAGGGGGGAATAAGAGAGGTGAGTCATAATAAACTCCCCCTGCCCTGACTATGATGTTCTTAATACTACTAACATACTTGGAAAAGCTGCTAAATAAGGCTTTTCATAAGTAGGGCATTCAAATTTTAACCTGCCATTTACCCATAAAAATACGGCCCCTGCTTCTTGTAATAATCTAAACCATTTAGTAGATGTATCCATTCGAAGCAACATAACTATAGTTTTCCCTTTCTTGTTTTCTTCTATCGCTTTCTCTACCCATTCCAAAGGTTTAGAATATGGCGGATTAACGTACGTCTTATCTTTCCACTCTATACTTAAACCGTCTATTGTTGGGTTTGGGTTTAATGGACACGGGTCAAACCACCCCTCAAATATATCCATTAACCATTTAGGCGTTTCCCAATTATCCATTAGCAAACTCCTTAAGCATTTCCTCGCCGTAGTCTATCTTGATGTATTGGGCTGCTTCATCTCTGCTCATTTTCTGCCTCCGCTTGTTCTATCTGTGCGTCATACATATTATCATCACACTTCAAACAGTTGTCGCCCTCTTCAAATAGGTCTGCGGGTAGCTTACACCCACAGATTTTACATTCAATTGTCATCTTTCACGTAAATAACCTCTCTATCTTCGCCAGATACTTTAGTCTTAACAACTTCAAGCTCAATCTCTTTGCCTACCCATTTAGTCATCATAATACTGCCTGTTACTTTCATTAAAGTCTTCAAGCTTGTCTTATTGGGTATCCATTCCATAGAGGCTTGATTACTTAACCTAACATCTAATACAACTTTCTTCTTTGTTATATCAGGATTCTTAAAGTCAGGAAAGTCCCTCTTATGCCAATCCTCTATAGTTACCTTCTTGTCTTCAATAGTTCTTAAAATGTCGCCTGTTAAACTAAAGCCCTCAACCATATCATTAACTGCTTCAGGTTGTTCTGCTTCTACTGTAATATCTTCTTCTTTAATTGCTTTATTCATTTTGTATCTCCTGTCTTGGCTTGGCTCTTTCGTCCTATGCCTTGACTTGATATTATAATGATATGAACGTAGTATATAAATGTTTCTATTTTGTTAGGCACTATGTCCCAAGCTTATTAGAAGTATATTCTACACATAACCCTAACAAATGATTATCCTCTCCTAATGTGTCCGCTGCTTCGTCTGCCCTTCTTTTAATTCGCATAGTTATACACACGTCATTGGCATGCGGAACTGCTAAAGTCCCAACTTCACTAACTACTAAACCATTAGCTGTACTTGATGCTGCGAAATTATCTACTAATGTAGCGTCTGCTGCTGCAGTCATATCTTCATCAACTTGTCTGTATAAATACTCTACTTGCCACCTACAATTACCTGCGTCTGCTGTAGGCGTGCTCCAACCAACAGAAACAGTCGGTGCCACGCTCTTATCCATATCATTTGGTAGTTTAATTCTTGCGTAAAGTGTATCATCTGTCCCGTCTGTAAATTCCCACGCGTCTGCTATTCCTAAATCTACTTGTGTTGCGGGTTTTGTTCCTGGAGTTTTAAACCCACCTGTTCCTAACCACAAGTCTTTTGTAACTTTAGCTGTGCCTGTTAAAATAACTTGTCCATCATTTATAACTAAATCTCCACTTCCTACTTTTATTATTGCGTCCGTTTGATTATGTTGTATATATACCCAATCATCGGCATTAGTTCCGTCTCCACTCCATAATCTCAAAGTCGGGTTATCTTGGTAATCTATTGCTTTTCTATCATCCGCATCTCCTGCTATGTCAAAATATCCTGATGCTTGACTTCCACCACCTGTTTTAATATTAAATTTTAATTGGTCATAAGTGTTCAAGAAGTGAGTATCATATTTTACGTATGCTTCTGCTGAACTATCAAATATAATTGGAACACTATTTGACATTTGTAATGTATTAACAAATCTTATGCTATCATTACTTCCGTGTCCACCTATACCAAATGAACAACCGTATTCCCACGTTTTCCTTAAATCTATTTCAAACCACGAAGTATCGTTATCAAAATCATCGTTGTTTGTAAATCTTATATGTCCTGCTGTATCATCTTTAATAACTATATTATTAACATTAAATGAAACTGCTGTTAGTGTTCCAGTTGTAGTATCATCTCCGTCATTAATTAGAAAAGAATCATCAACATTAAGAGTATCATCTACTAATGTTATGTTAGTGCCTGCTACCAAATTAGTATTTGCTGATATATCTACTGTTCCAATATCTGAATAAGAAATATTATGCGGGTTGCCTGTTACAGTTTGGCTGTGGTCATAAGCTGTCTTACACTGTGCTATAGTTACTGAGTTAGTTCCGTCGTATAATGTATCTACTCCTTCAAACTCACATCTTGAATTCCCTTCATTTACTCTGAAAGCTTTTCCGACAGCTGTTTCTATACTACAAGTTCCAGCACCCCATCTAATCTTAATCTCTGAAGCTGCTCCGTCTGCCCCTAAACATATAGCCTCTGTAGTATTATGGAATCTTGTTCTTTGATAGAAATTATTATCTGTGTCTGTAGTGTTATATTGTTGAATATTTTTTAGATCTGTATAGCCATGATTTCCACTGTGATTAGGAAGAAACATATCTGTAGCTATAGGAGTTTGTTTTTGATAGCCTTTCTTAGATAATTGCTTGACTAGCCTTGCCTCTTTGGACATTCGTCTAGCCATTACAACCCTACCCTCTTCCGTCTTGGAACATTAGAACCCTGTGTTGGTATTAGATTCATTACTGTGCCTTCTTGCTTTGTAGTCTTTGCTGTCCTACCTACGGTAATTGGCCAGTGTCTTTTTAATTCTTTTTCACTAGAAGTAGAAGCCATTTAATCTCCTTTCTTAATTATAGTAAAAAGTTTCTGTCCTACATGATGTGTTTGAATATACTCTGCTGCATGTCCTGATAAGTTAGCTTCTAAAGCTATACTATGTGCTGATATCCACCCACCATAGTGAGCATTACCTGTTAGTGTTCCATCATCTGCACCACTTCCGTCATCTGTTATTCCGTCATCTTCCATAGTAATATCAAATACTCTTGCTGTTTCAATAGCTGCTAATCTTGTAGCTCCTTCTATTGTGTGTGCTCCACCTTGAGATTCTGTTTTAATTTCTCTTGCAGTTAGATTAGTTGAGAAGTATTTTACTCTACCTATTGCTCCTTTGAAATCATTTAAGTGAGTGTTGTTTGTTTCTACTACTCCAATAGCAAATTTATCACAATTTGTTAATTCATCATACCACATAGTTAAGTCTGTTGCTGTTACATTTGTAGCAGCTACATTAACACCATCTACATATAATTTAGGCTGCACTCCATCTTGAACTATTGCTACATGTGTCCAAGTTTTTGCCACTATATTTCCTGTTGTTTGTCTAACATTAAATTGAGTGGCTCCACCGTGTTTTAAAAAGGCTTGTATCCTATTATTACTAATTTGCATATACATACTTTCATTAGCATTATCATTATCTCCAGCACTTAAAATGGCTTTATCTCCAGAAATATTATCAACATATATCCAAGCTGTATAAGTTCCTACTGTATCATTAGCTCCTACTCTTGCGACTGCGTGAGCATCATGTAATACATAATCATCTGCGCCATCAAAATAATTCCCTTTTCTAGCTGCTGCGTTTTCATGCACAACTACTATATCTCCAGCTGCCATTAAGTATCCACCGTTCCGTTTAGAATTCCTTGTTCTATTAGTTGTTTAATTACTGTTCCTAATATATCTGATAATTGGTCATTAGATAATCCATCACAAGTTACTGTAACATTTTCGGTGTAGTCAGTTACTGTAAATTTAGTTTGAACACCTCTACAATCAACCCTATTTCTTGTGCTTGCTGCTACTTGAACCACTCTTTTTCACCTCTTGTTCTGTTATTAATGGGTGAGTAGCATATTTAATATAACGCAACATTAAATCTGGGTGCTGCATTCTTTCTTTAATTCTAAGAATTCTCTTTTCTATTTTCTTTTCCCAAAACTTAATCTCATAAGGTAGAATAGTATTATCTGGGTCGGCTTCCAGTTTACGATTAGCAACTGCAAGTCTTTTTTCACATGTTTCTAATGTCATTTTACACCTTTATGTTGCTTATAACATAAGCTGAATTAGGATTCTCTAAGATACATTCCCCTTCTTCCCAAACTCTAAGCTTTTTACCTATACCTGGGTCATCTACCCATGCTGTTGTTAGTGGCATAAATGTTTTCCATTTAGCTGTAGTTCCTGGTAGAAACAAGACTGCAAAGTCTTCTGCAAAAGAAGTATTAACTACTATTTTAACACCTAAGAGTTCGTGAACTACACCAGATTTAACCTTCTCACTTGAGAAGCCTGGGATACTTGAACCTTTAACATTGATTAGCCAGTTAACTAAACTTGTATAATCTCCTGGGTGCAATAACATTACTGCTCCGCTTGGGTCATACCTGTAAGTTCTGATACTTTCTAAAGCTGCTAGAATATCTGCAATAGGATTTCCTGTTACTTCATCGTCCCAACCGTCTGCTGTTCCTGCTGCACTTGGAACTGCTGTTCCGTCTGCTGGGTCTCCTGTAGCACTTCCTTTGTCTGCTACAATTTCGTAAATCCTTCTATCTACTTGATTAGATACTGCTCTAACTAAATCTCTTACATTAGTAGCCATCATATCTATATCATTATCTTTTAAATCTTCAATTGTAAATGTTGGACTTTCTACAAAATATTTTCTTACATAGCTTGTTTCTCTAGTCCATGATGCTTCTACTACTACTGGCAACGAACCAAATGATGTGTTCATAATCTGTGATGCTGTAATATCTGTTGAATCTGTTGAATCTAAGAAGCCTGCAGTTTTAGTATACCACCTTATTTCTCTTGCACTTGTAGATGCCTTACCTACAAAGTTTTTCATAATGATTGCTTCATCTGCAAAACCAGTTGCTAACTTGTTAATGTTAATTCCCCTAATGTCTGCTTCTCTGCTAGTATCTGCCATTTTAAGATAAGCCTAAGCTACCTCCAATTCCTGGGTATATTCTACACACTGCTGTTTCTGCGTTTGCACCACAATCTTCTAAAGCTAATGCAAAACTCTTTCCTGCTAGTGTTGTTGCATCTGTTTTCTTTACTCTTTGTGCTGTTGCAGAAAGTGCTAGTGTTTCTCCTGCACTGAATGCAGCTGAACCTGTTAATAGAAATACTCCACCCATATAAACTGCTATCTTTGTTTTACCATCATCAGCTATTTTTTCTTCTGCTGCTATTCCAGCGAATAGAGCTTCATCATTTGCTGCGTGTGTTGTAACGGTCATAGGGTTTGCTAGAATTAATAATGCCCCCTTTGCTATGCCTGCATCTTCTGCACAAGTCATAGGTATCGGTGCTTCTGTCTCATGAATTAGTATAGCTTCGTTTGCCATCTTAACATTTCCTTGTTATACTCCTATTTAAGTTTTTCCTTTTCTTCTGCTATTTTCTTCTTAGCCATTTCTACTATCATTTCTGCTATTTCTTTGTTTACTTCATTATTAATAATGCTGGCTTCTTGTGCAGCTAACACTTCTAACCACTTCATACCTGTCGGTGTGTCTACTTTAATCCCTA